CTGCTAGAGGCCGAGCTGCGCCAGGCGCTGGCCGAGCTGAGCGCTGAGGTGAACTAACCCATGGGCTCCCGCGACCTCCCCGACGACTACGCCCGTGCCGCTGCGCTGGTGGCCTCCCTGTTCGCGGAGTTCATGCGCCCGCCCGCCAACCTCACCGTCAGCCAATGGGCCGACAAAAACCGCATGCTCTCTGGCAAGGCCTCCAGCGAGCCCGGCCCGTGGCGCACAGACCGCACGCCCTACCTGCGCCAGATCATGGACGACCTCAGCGCGCGCAGTACTGTGCAAGAGGTGGTGGTCATGTTCGCCGCCCAGCTTGGCAAATCGGAAAGCGGCAACAACTGGCTTGGCTACATCATCGACAATGAGCCCGGCCCGGTCATGATCGTGCAGCCCACCACCGATATGGCCAAGCGCTTCAGCCGCCAGCGCATCACCCCCATGCTGGAAGAGACCCCTGCACTGCGCCGCAAAGTCCGCGAAAACCGCAGCCGTGACGATGCCAACACCACCCTCATGAAAGACTTTGCCGGTGGCGTCATGGTGGTATCGGGTGCCAACAGCGCCGCCAGCCTGCGCTCCATGCCCGTGCGCTACCTGTTCCTGGACGAAATCGACGCCTACCCGCTGGACGTGGACGGCGAGGGCGACCCCGTGGCCCTGGCCGAAAAGCGCACCAGCACCTTCGCCCGAAAAAAAGTGCTGAAGGTATCCACCCCCACCACCAAAGACTTCAGCCGCATCGAATCCGCCTACCTGCAAAGCAATGCCAACCAGTTTCACGTAGCCTGCCCCCACTGTGGTGAACACCAGCCGCTGGAGTGGGGCACCAACACCGCCCATGGCCTGCGCTGGTCCAAAGACGCAGACGGAGCTCCCGACCTCACCACCGTGCACTACGTATGCCGGCATAACGGCTGCATCATCCAAGAGCACCAAAAAAGCGCCATGCTCCCAAGTGGCCACTGGGTCGCTGCACGCAAAAGCACACGCCCTGGAAAACTCACCGGCTACCACCTAAACGCCCTCTACGCCCCGCTCGGCTGGGTGAGCTGGGCCGACCTGGTGCAACAGTTCACAGAAGCTGCCCCCGCCGCCCGCCAAGGCGACATCAGCAAGCTCAAAACCTTCACCAACACCGTGCTCGCTGAGACATGGGAAGAGCAGGGCGACCGCAGCAACGTCCATGAACTGATAAAACGCGCCCCCGACATCCCCCTGCGCCAAGTCCACTGGGGCCTATTTGTACTGACCATGGGTGTGGACACACAGGGCGACCGGCTTGAGGCCTACGTATGGGCATGGGGCCGTGGCATGGAGCGCCAAATGGTAGACCGCCAAGTGTTCTACGGCGACCCCAGCCTGCCCGACAGCGAACCCGGCAGCCCATGGTCCCAGCTCACCGAATACCGCCGAACCCCCATACAACACGCCAGTGGTCGCACCCTCAGCATCCTGGCCACTATGGTTGACAGCGGTGGCCACCACACCCAATCCGTGTACGACTATGCCCGCCGCTACGCCCACGCCCACGTCTATGCCGTCAAGGGCCAATCCGTCCATGGCAAGGCCGTGCTTGGCAAGCCCACCGAGCAAGACGTTAACTGGCGCGGTCAAAAGGTCAAGCGCGGCGTCAAGCTGTGGCCCATAGGCACCGACACTGCCAAGGCCGAAATTTATGGCCGCTTGCGCAACACCGAGCCCGGCCCCGGATACGTTCACATCAGCAAACACCACAGCCCAGAAGTGTTCGAGCAACTCACCGCCGAGCGCCTCATCACCCGCTACGTCAAAGGCCACGCCCGCATGGAATGGGTCAAGCCCGCAGGCAAACGCAATGAAGCACTCGACTGCGCCGTGTACGCCCTGGCCGCTGCCCACTTCATTGGTGTGGACCGCTGGCGCGAAAGCGACTGGCTCAAAATGGAGCTACAAGCCCAAGGCCGCGACCTATTCGACACACCCTTAAAACCCGAGTTAAAATCTACCCCAAGCCCGGCAGCCAACCAACAGCCGACCGAGCCCACCGTGCCCCCTGAAACACAGGTAGCACCAGCGCCGCCACCAGAGCAGCCTGCAAAACAAAGCCTCACCACGAATCGCCCCTCCCGCAACCGCATTGCACAAAGGCCATCATGGTGAAAGCTGCCCAACCAAAAACAGACACCCACCCCACCCAATCAACACCTGCACCCAACGATGCAGACGTGTTTGAAAACGACATCATCGAAGACATCTTCGCTGCCGTCATCGCCATGGCCCCCCAGTTCAAAGCTGAGCTCAACAAAATAAAACACGCCAAGCGTGAACAATGGGCCGGTGACCGCCCCTACATCGCCCACCGCGCTGGCGACAGCAACAGCCCCCGCAACATCGCCATCAAAAAAGACTACTGGCAAGGCGGCGAACGCATTCCCCTGCTAGAGCGACGCTACGGCCTCAGCAAAGCCCGCCTCTGGCAAATCATCAAGTCCTAAACCACCCATACCAGCCAGCCAGCACCCAACAGTCCAGTTTTTTGCCTTAAAAACTGTACACCCCCGCAGCCATAGTCGCGCAACATGGCTGCAATTACACCCACCACCGAACCCGCCACCCTCTTGGCTGGCGACACTGCCAAATGGCTCAAAACCCTGGCAGACTACCCCGCCACCGAAGGCTGGGCGCTCAGCTACACACTGGTCAGCACAGCCAACCGCATCACCTTCACCGCATCATCCAGTGGCGCAGACTACCTGGTCAGCGTCCCCGCTGCCACCACATCCGCATGGGTCGCTGGTGCTTACGAATGGCGGGCACAGGTCAGCAAATCGGGTGAAGTGTTCACTGTTGCCACCGGCAGCATCACCGTACAGCCCAGCTTTGGCACCAATGTAGACAACCGCAGCCACGCCCGCAAAACCCTCACCAACATCGAAGCCTACCTGGAAAACAGCGCCAACCTCACCGCCGCCATGTACGAAATTGCAGGCCGCAAGCTCCAGCGCATCAGCCTGCCAGAACTGCTAGCCCTGCGCGACAAATACAAAGGCGAAGTCGCCCGCGAAGACGCCGCAGCCAACACCGCCCGTGGCCTGCCCGACAAACGCCGCGTGCTGGTCAGCTTCCGCTAACCCCACCCCATGCTGACCCAAGCCATGCAAAAACCCAGCCTCTTGCAACGCGCCCGCACCGCCATCACCAGCCTGATGGGCGGCAGGTCCCCGCAGCTGCGCCGCCTGCAGGCCGCCAGCCTGGACCGCCTCACCAGCAACTGGATGGCCACCGAGCAGTCGATTAACCAAGACCTCCGCACCGACCTCAACCGCACCCGAGCCCGTGGCCGCGACCTGGCACTCAACAACGACTACGCCACCAAATTCGTCGGCATGGTCAAAAACAACATCATCGGCCCCGGCGGCATTCGCCTCCAAAGCCGTGTTGAAGACAAACCAAACAGCCCCGACCGCCTGGCCAACCAGGCCATCGAAACCGCCTGGGCCGACTGGTCCAACTGCTGCGACATCACCGGCCAACAAACCCTGCGCGACATGTGCGAAACCCTCGTGGGTGCACTACCGTCTGATGGTGAATTTTTGGTACGCATCGTGCGCGGTGCAGAGGCTGGCAACAAATACGGCATCGCCCTGCAAGTCATCGATGTAGACCGTATCGACACCCTCTACAACATAGCAGGCAGCGCCAAAACCAACGCCGTCATCATGGGCGTAGAAGTCAACGCCTACCGCCGCCCTGTGGCCCTGCACATCTTTGTGGCCCACCCCAACGATGGCCACAATGGCAGCCGCCAGCGAGTGCGCCTCCCCATTGCAGACACCCTGCACCGGTTCAAGATAGAGCGTGCCGAGCAACTGCGCGGCATCCCCTGGATGGCCAGCGGCATGATCAGCCTGCACCACCTTGGCAACTTCAAACTCTCAGCCCTGCTGGCCGCCGAGCACGGTGCCAACCACTTTGGCTTTTTCACCACCCCAGACGGCCAAAGCCCACTTGGCACGGACGATGCTGGCACCACCATCACCGCCAGCCAGCCCGGCACCTTCGACACACTCCCCGCAGGTGTTGGCTTTCAGGCCTACGACAGCAAATACCCCAACGAAGTCTTTGGCCCCTTCGTAAAAACCACCCTGCAGCGCCTGGCCAGCGGCTGGCGTGTGGCCTACCACAGCGTCGCCAACGACCTCGAAGGCGTCAGCTACAGCAGCATCCGCAGCGGCAGCCTGGAAGAGCGTGACCGCTGGTCCGCAGACCAGCAATGGTTTATCTCTGCATTCATGGAGCCCGTCTACCAAGCCTGGCTGCAAAGCGCACTGCTCATGGGCGCCATCACCATGCCCAATGGCAGCGCACTGCCAGCCGCCAAGATTGCCAAATTCAGCAAACACGACTGGCAACCCCGCCGCTGGGAATGGGTCGACCCAAAAGGCGACATGGAGGCCAAAATCCTCGCCGTCAAAGCGGGCCTCATGTCCCCCCAAGACCTCGCCGCCGCCATGGGCTACGACTTCGACGACGTACTCACCGCCATCGCCAGCGCCCAAACCACCGCCGCATCGCTTGGCGTAGCCCTCACCGCCTACGACGGCCAGCCCGGTGCCAACTCCGGCGGCACCGCTACCCCTTAACACCCACCCCATTCAGGAGCACCCCTCATGGCAAACGCCCTTTACCCCAAGTGGAAAGAATCCCTAATTCAAGCCCTGGCTGGCAGCGCCCTCAATGGCTCTGGCAACACAGGCGTCTACTGTGCGCTCATCGACACGGGCACCTACACCTACAGCGCAGCCCACCAGTTCTACTCATCCCTCACCGGCATAGTTGGCACTGACCAAGAAATTACAGCCACCAAGACCTACACCAACGGTGTTTTTGATGGTGCTGATTTGGTTTTCCCCACCGTATCCGGCGCCAGTGCAGAAGCCTTAGTCCTCTATGTCAAAAACGCCGGTGCCAATACCACATGGCAGCTGGTCGCCTACATCGACACCGGCGTCACTGGCCTGCCAGTCACACCCAACGGCGGCAATATCAACGTCACCTGGAATGCCTCCGGCATCTTCCAGCTGTAAACCATGCCCGTCTTCCGCGACCGCGTCAAAGACACCACTACCAGCACTGGCACGGGTTCCATCACCCTGTCTGGCACTGCGCCAACGGGGTACCAAACCTTCGCCAATGCATTCGCCATCGGTGACAGCGTTGTTTTCACCTACTGCATCGTGGACAACACATCCGGCCAATGGGAAACGGGTGCCGGGTATCTGAGTGCCAGCACCACGCTGGAGCGCTACGAGGTCATGGACGGCTCAAGTGGCCAATACACCCCCGTCAACTTCAGTGCAGGCACCAAAGACGTGTTTGTTACTGCGGTTGGACACTTTTTAGAAGACACAGACACGGGCGCAATGCTGCACCGTGCCAACGGCATGGCAATGCCATAAAGGACAGATATGCCCGGAAATAATGATCCCGTGTACTCCAAACGTGGCGCAATCACCCGCGCCATTCTGTTAAAAACCGCTGCCGCTGACTATTCTGGCGTGAGCGAGTTCAACAAAGAAGTATTCGCGGCTGACGCCACCAACGGCTCCTACATCCAGCGCCTGCGGTTCAAGGCATTGGGCACCAATGTTGCAACAGTAGCCCGCATCTACATCAACAACGGCAGCCCCAATCAAAACTTTGCAGCTGCTCCTGCGGCCCCCACTGGCACACCTTCCGGCACTGGTGGCACCATGCTCACGGGCTCCTACTACGGCACCATCATCGCCATCGATGCCCAGGGCCAACAGTCCGTAGTCGGCACGCTGTCCGCTGCAGTGGCTGTCACAGGCCCAACGGGTTCTATTGCTTGGTCATGGACTGCTGTGCCAGGTGCCGTGTCTTACCGCATCTATGTCACGACCAACGCCACAGCAGGTAACGCAGTGCGCTACTTCACCAGCGCGACCAATAGCTACTCACAGGTAGCAATGCCAGTCGCTGGCACGTTTGACGACCCTCTGATTGGCAACACCAAGCTATTCGGTGAAATCTCCCTGCCTGCCACAACTGCCATCGCCACTGCGGCAACGTCTGACATTGACTACCCCATGAACTTTGCACTTCCTGCAGGTCATAAGGTTTATGTCGGATTGGGCACTACGGTTGCCGCTGGCTGGAGCGTTATCCCAATTGCCGGAGATTACTAATGCTTGACTTCGGCCATCTGCCAACACCCTACGGCAACGCCGATGTGCAGCTATTCACCTGCCCGTCTACCGTCAACCAGCTTCAGTGGCACACCTGGCTAAAGCCTCGCGGCAAAACCATGGTGCACATGATTCTGGCCTCCGGTGGTGCTGGCGGTGGTGGTGGCTCTGGTGGCTCAAGCGGCCTCACACGGCTCACCATGCCTGCCATCTTGGTGCCTGATGCCTTGTTTTTGCAAGTCGGTGCTGGCGGCACAGGTGGCGCGGCTGGTGCTGCAGGCGCTGCGGGCGTGCTGTCCTATGTCGCCGCCAAATACTCCGCTGCTACTCCTGGCACAGTCAACGCAACCAACGTGCTGGCAGTCTCTGGCGCAGCGGCACCAACAGCGGGTGGTGGTGGTACTGGCGCTGCTGTCGGCACGGCGGGTGTGGCTGGAACAGTTGCCACTATTGCAGCCATGCCATTGGCTCATATGGCCCACTTCGACCTGATCGCTGGCACAGCAGGCGTGGCAGGCGGTGCGGTAGCTGGTGCTGTTGGCACCGCCCAGGCCATCCCCACAGCCACACCCTTCTGGGGCGCTACAGGTGGTGCAGGCACTACATCGGCTGACTTTGCAGGCGGTGCCTTCACGGCATCGGCTGATTCACTAATGAGCGAAATGCGTCCAGCCACTCCCGCTGCGGGTTCGTTCGACGGTTCAACAGGACGCACTATCTGGGCTCCGTTCTTTTCATTCGGCGGTGGTGGTGGCTCATCGTCCAACGCTGCGGCTGGTGGTAACGGTGGCAACGGGGGCTTAGGTTGCGGTGGTGGTGGCGGTGGCGCTGGTACGACTGGTGGCCGTGGTGGTGATGGCGGCAGCGGGTTCATCCTGATTATTTCCTGGTGAACTAAATGCTCGGCTTTGACCCCGTAGCAAGTAGCCCACTCGCCTCGCTACCTGTAGCGGGTGGCGGCGGCCCTGCAAGCCAAACACTCACCCCGGCACTATTCACAAATAGCAGCACATTCTTTGCTGCCACCGTCAGCCAGCCCGGTGGTGGAGCGCAAACGCTCACCCCATCGCTATTCAGCAATGCAGCCAGCTTCTTCGCACCCACCATCACGCCCGGCACCGTTACCCTGCTGCCCGCGCTGGCCAGCAATGCATCCAGCTTCTTCGCACCCACCGTTGGCCGTGGTGCCGTGTCGCTGCTGCCAAGTTTATTCAGCAATGTTCCAGCGTTTTACACACCCTCTGTCACTGCTGATAGTGGTATCACCCTTACCCCATCGCTGTACAGCAATACCAATACCTTCTATGCAGGCACCGTGGGTCGTGGGCCTGTGTCATTGCTGCCATCGCTATGGGTCAACCTGCCGGTGTTTTACAGCCCTATCGTGGGTGACATTCAGGCACTGGAAGCGTCTGCCACCAACTACTACCGCCAAGGCGCAGCCGCCATCCTGACCCAGGGGCTCGATGGCCCCGACAACGCCATCTTCCTGCGCATTGCCCGCAGGCGTGCGCGCGCGTAAGCACAGCCTGCAAAACCGTCCAGTTTTTTGCCTTAAAAACTGTACACCCCCAGCCGCAAAGTAGCGGCCATGAGCAAAAAGCACATCCCGCAAGGCCTGCAGCGCCACCTCACCAGTGGCCGCGCAGAGCGCTCACTCTTTGTAGAGCGCCAGTCCATCGACGAAACAGCCCGCACCGCCACGCTGGCCTTCGCCAGCGAAACACCTTATGAGCGGTACTGGGGCATCGAAATCCTCGACTGCACAGCCAGCGCCATGCGCACAGGCCGCCTGCGCTCAGGTGCCAACCTTTTATGCGACCACGACAGCACCGATGTCGTGGGCGTTGTCGAATCTGTAGAGATCGGCTCCGACCGGGTAGGTCGTGCCGTTGTGCGCTTTGGAAAAAGCGCCCGTGCAGAGGAAGTGTGGCAAGACGTGCGCGACGGCATCCGCCGCAACGTATCCGTCGGCTACATGATTCACAAAGCGGTGCTGGTCGAGACAACGGACGGTGTGGAAACCTACCGCGTCACCGACTGGGAACCCTTTGAAATTTCGCTGGTCTCCGTACCCGCCGATGCCTCTGTAGGCGTTGGCCGCAGTGCTGCACCCGCCCAGGCTGACAAAGGCCTCTGCGTCACCGTCAACGTTGAAGTTGAGGTTGAAGACCCCGAAGACGACGCTGCCGAAGAC